TTTGCAGAGATAAATTCAGACGGTGTAGTTCAAAGAGTAATAGTAGCAGAGCAAAACTTCATCAATAGTGGCGCAGTCGGTGACAGCTTTAATTGGGTACAGACTAGCTACAATAATAACTTCAGAAAACAGTATGCTGGCATAGGCTACACATACAATAAAGCTAAAGATAAGTTCATTGCTCCACAGCCTTATGCTAGTTGGGCATTAGATAGCAATGATGATTGGCAACCGCCTACAGCTATGCCTGATGATGGCAAAATGTATACTTGGGATGAAGACAATACTAAATGGGTGGCGGTGCCTGAGTAATGGTTAGGCTATACTTGTCCTTGTTGACATTAATGGCAATATTATTATATTGGTTTTATCTGTGGGTTAATGGCGCATACTAGATTACGATGAATGGAAAAAATACTAGAGAACATATGGGGTATCTTTGTAGGGCTAGGGTGGTGGATGCTCAACCGTATGACCGCAAAGATAGACGGCTTAGAGAAGGATAAAGCGGACGGTCAGGCTGTATCCAAAAACTCTAATTTGATACACGAAACAGACAGAAGAATAGACGAAATACAACACACTACAGTACCCAGACAGGAGTACAAATCAGACATAGCTAGTTTACACATGAGAATTAACGAGCTAGAAAAATCTAAAGAAGATAAGGTTCAAGACATAAGGCTTATTGATTCTGGGAATTTGGACGCAAAAAAATCTAAAAAATAGGGTACAGTACCGTGGATAAAGTACAAGACTTGTTGGTTGCGGTGTCTGCGGCCTTAGCTGGATTGTGTGCGTGGATTGTGCGTAGACTATGGGGTAGAATTGATACCATAGAAGCTAGAGTAGACGATCTCTATAAAGATAGGCTAAAGAAATCTGATTTGGATAAGATTATAGACATACAACATTTGATTCTACAGAACTTATTATCTAAACAGATTGATAAAAAGTGATGTGGATTTTACTGTTTATAACATTATTGGATGGTAGAATAGATACGGTTAAGATTGCTGAGATACACCAGAGTAGGCAGGATTGTATTAAGCGGGGAGAGCAAGCATCAGAAATCGGAATCCCTATAGGTATGACATTAAAATGTATCCCTTTAAAAGGAGTGGACAAAACCAATGGCAAGAAACTACAGTAAAGAGTATGCGGATTACCACAGTAAGCCTAAACAGATCAAGCGTAGGGCATCACGTAACTCTGCGAGAAAGAAAGTACTGAATGGTAGGAAGTCTACTAAGGACGTAGACCATAAGGACGGGAACCCTATGAACAATAGCCGAAAAAATCTGAGGCTTTCAACCAAATCCCGAAATAGGGCAAGAAAATAATCAACCCAAGCATTGGTATTCAGCCTCGATTTAAATCGAAATTAAGGGCATCTCAGGGCGTTAAAATGGAAACCAGCTTGTAGGTTTCAATGCCGAATCGGGAACTTTGAAAACCTTCGGCCTCTTTTCGTATCCGAAATCAGTAAGATACTTAGCGAGCTTAGCTTCCTTGCCACGTATCCACCCCTTAAAGACCGCTTTATAGTTATCCCCACGCTTACTAACATCAATAAGCGCATAGTAATGGCTGTCAGGGTCAGCGAATCGTATGATTAGATTGCGATTCTTATTACTACCTACCGTTCTGATCTGCCACTTATCCCCTATATCAGCACCCTTAAATGTGTTCACCGTCATAGGAAAATACCGATTACATATCTTAGCGAAAGCCATTTCACCAAGAACCCCATATAGATTATCCTGTAGGTCACGCCCAGTGTAACCGTGATTGTCTTTAAGCCCCTTACGTAGCGATTCTATGTTCCGTAGCCCTGCAATATGTATAGCTACAGAAACTTCGTACCAATTTAGATAGCAAGTGTTGTCTATAATTTCATTCATCTCTGCACCCCCAAACTAGCACGGTCTACATCGTTATTATCCGTAGTCATTATCTTCCCCTTAGATATAGTGTTTAATCTATTGGCCTTCATAATAGAACAAAGCATATCAATCGGTAGAGTAACGTGGCACTTTGTCATATCATCGTCAGACTTAACCTTAATGTTAGTCATTTTCATCTTAGACAACATATGATTCCACGGTATCCTACACTCCCACTGCTTCCAATGAGTCTGCTTGTATATCAGTATAGGGATTGGGTTGAGATAGATTTCTTCTTGCAGTTTACTTTGCTCTAATGCCTGATCCCACCAACCGCCTACTATACTCTGACTAACTTTAGTGTGGAACTTCACTTCAATCAGGTAAGTTATATCTTCTAGTTGTACTTTAATGTCACAACCCCCATCCCTAGAGGCACTAAGTTCTCTAGTAACCTCACAACCTAAGCGTTCCTGTAGCAACTTGGCTACAGTACGCTCTCCTCTCTGGCCTTTACTACGGCTAAATTTACTCATCAAATATACCCTCCTCTTTAGGTAGTACTAGCACATGGTTAGGACTCCATCTATTCTCTTTAAGAAAAGCAAATGCGTCTTTCCTACTGTGGAAGATTAGTAGTTCCTTATCCTCATCGTGTAGGTAGGATAAGCCACCGCACTTATCTCCATCGTGATCTGTGTGTGGGCAGGGTGCGCCTAGTATATATTCCATTACAATTCCTCCTTAATTGAGATTGTTTGAGTAGCCCCATCGAAGTTGATTAGAAACTTACAAGCCTCACCATTCCTATTTTTCTCTAATGACATAACCCTCTCTTCATCACGATTAATATATAGGTTGATAAAGCAATCACACACTCTACTTAATTCTAATGTGCCAGCTACCCTACCTAAACCACCTGCTTGACCTCTGCCGTTATTGTATCCTTCACGATTTTGTTGAGCTACCACAATCAAGTGTACGCCTAATCTAGTCGTGACATTCTTTAACTCCTTAACATACTTAGACAGCTTCATCCAGTGATCCATGTTATGTTCTTCACGCTCACTAGCTATCTCACCCAAGTGGTCGATAATAACGATCTTCACATTGTTACACGTAACGTGTTCCTGTATGAGTGCCATCGTTACCGAAAGTGTTTTGGGTTCGTTGTTGGTAAGGATCATATTCTTGCGCTCTAAGAACTGATCTCTAGCCGTACAATAGCGTTCAGCATTCTCTTTAGTTAAGAATCTACGATTGTAGATTTCATCGTAGGTAACTCCTGATGCTATAGCTAATACCCTACGTGCTAGTTGCTTCTGATTCATTTCGTAATTAAGGTAGAGTATCTTACCTTGGAAGTTTACATTTCTGGATATATTAACAGCCCAGTTTAGGGCAAGCATAGATTTGCCATGCCCGGTAGGTGCAGAGATTACATTGATGTCCTGTAACCCCTTCATTTTTTCATCCAACTGTACCATCCCAGTAGGCGGTGCATCGAACTCATCATCGCCACGCTCCCCTGAGTCTATCTCTTCCTGTATCTCCTTAATCCATTCTTCTGACTCTACAACACCTGACTGATTCAGTGAGAAGCTACTGGATCGTAGTATATCAGTAGACTCATGCTGTAGCATTTGTATTACTTCTTCTGAGTCTGAGTTGCGATCTAATCCAGCTATAGCAGTATGACATAGCTGTAGTATGGATCGCTTTGCACTCAACTCTTTTAGTAACCTACACGCTTGCTCTTTGTTTACTGAGTCTTGAATAACTAAACCATGAACCTCCTCTACAATCTGTAGTATCCTAGAGTCACCTACAAACTTAGATCGTAAGGTCATATAGTCTACTTCATGGCTAAACTTAAACAAATCCACTAGACCTGCAAATATAGTCTGATGGTGCTTGAAGTACATATCTTGTTTATGCAACCTGTCGGTAAAGTAAGCTGTATCTGTTTTACTACTCAGCATTACAGACAGTATTGTACGCTCAAGCTCTCTATCGTTAAGCTCACTTTCTTGCATACATCCCTCCAGTAATGTAGGGGCACTATGCCCCCACACAGATTATAATTATTATTATTATTATTATTATTATTATATTATTATTATAATAATTATGAAATCGGTTTTGTAAACTTACAAGTTGGGTATCCAGTACAAGCAAGAAACGTGCCAAACTTACTGGACTTCTGAGTGAGCTTAGAGTCACACTTAGGGCAACTTTCTGTTTTGATTTCTTTACCACCAAACACTTCTGTAGCTACGGTAATAAC